ATGTGTTGACTTGGAAGATCAAACTGAGTGTGTAGATCCATATATAGTTCATGCATCTTTCACCTCCACTGAGTTTACATGCTTATAGTGATCAGTGTCTCTGTGAAAGTCAGCACTAGTAATAGTGCTTGCGATAGCATCGTTTACTGTGCCACGGTCAATCTCAACTGCTGTCATACTGTAAGGTATGCTAGACCTAAAGACTATTTCAAATGCTACAGTATGCTCATATACCTTATTCAAATACTGTAGTTGAGCCTGCCACTCATTGACAAATGATTTTCGCATTGTGGTTACGGTATACTCTACTCCATGTCGCTTTGTAAATAGATTGGCAAGCACTGTCTCTATCCCTTTAATCTTATAGAGATGTCTGAAAGTACCGTTCGCCTTGTCCTTGTAGGTACAACTGATACCCGACACGGCTATGTCCATACCATTCACTTCAAAGTCATAAGCAATATGAACATTCATTAGTGGGTGTGGGCTTACTAGGTTGAACCTCTCTGCTATATCAATCTTAATACCGGGTGCGTCAACATGGTTAACCTTACCTGTATCATGATCGTATACCGGTCTACTGATATACTCTGTTCCTCGTGGCATGATGCCTCCTGATTTAATCGTTACTGTTTATATCAAAACACAAGCGAGCCTCATACTCTCTTATGTTCTTTGCAGGTTTGTCTGCATACTTAGACTGTACTCTGAATAGGTCTACTAAGTTTAGTTTCCTATCACCATGCACAACCCTTATCTTGGCCACACTAACAGCCTCGAAGAACTCATAGTCTCCGTTGCTAACTAGTTGGCCATCATTGAACTGTATCTCAACTTCTACATCAATAAGCGGGTGATGCTTTGGTATCTTATACTCTGTGCCTAGCCTGAAGGTAAGCGTACTCATTAGAACAAATCCAATAGAGGTACTGGCTCATCTTCTGGGTCATCTTGCACTACTGCTTGCGACCACTTACCATTGTGACTCTGAAGTTTATGTAGGCTGTACACCTTACCCTCTTCTGGTTTGTTCGGCCTTACTAGGACAAGCGGCTTCCGCTCTACATCTACAACAACCTCTTGTTGGCTTACCTCTTCTACCTCTGGCTCATCAGCCTGCTCCAATGGAACAGACATTTCATAGGCCATTATCTGTAGGTATAGGGTACTCTGTCGAGCAGCATAGATTGACAATGCTTTTGACCGCAGCATCTTCTCCTCGCCATTGTTGTTTGCCCAATACTCACTTACTCTCTGCATATAATTAGCACTCATTTCAACCTCTCTTCTATTATTGAATAGAATATAATCGCCGCTGGAATAGCAGCGATAACTGTGGATGTTCTGTAACAAAAGACACAAGCAACACTGAAAGCCAGTGTCGCCATTAGGAAGCACACTAGGTCAAAGAAGTCTGACACGTTTCAGCCCCCGTAACCATCTTGGCTAAGGTGTTTGCAACAGCAGCAGGATACTCCTTCTGATCATACTGATAGGCTGACAGACAGGCTTCACGGACAGTAGCAGCAAGGGCTAGTGGCCGGCTCGTTAGTAGAGAACGACCGACATACACAACATTAAGTTCGTCATCATAGTGTGCATCTGTCTCTTCAGTCAGCATATAATCAACAACTTCATAAGTTGTTGTCTTAGCGATCTCCTGATTATAGCGAAAGACCTGCTTCATAAGGTATTCCCAAGTAGTAAACTCTGGCTTTGCTAAGTCATTCAACTCCACTCTTTCAAACTTATGCTTGTTGTGGTAGATGAGTTCGCTTAGTTCTCCGAGAGACTTGCACAAAAGAACATTGCTGTAACAAGGAACCTTAATAGGCTTCTTGCCCAAGTCCTCAAGCGCCTTTGCGTTAACACTTGAGAAGTAAGGGTATGCGTTTTCGCCATACTCAGCTAGAAACGCAGCAGTGAGAAGAGAAACTACCTTCGAGGTATTAAAACATTGGGTGGCCAATGCGTATGTAGCATTCGATCCCTCCATAAGCATTGTTAGTCCGTAACAATCCATGAAGCCTTTCTCGTTCTCCTCTGCAAACTTCTCTATAAGATTTTCCAGTTCAAAGTTAAAGTCCCAAGCGGCATACATTACCCTGTCTCTATCTACAGTTAGATGATCAAGGTTATACGAGAACTTCCAAGAATGACCTTGGCTACCCTCTGGTAGTTCTGAAATGTATATGCCTTTTACATATATACTAGGGCTAAAGGTATGTCCGAGGTCAAGTATCTCACCACGATGATGTGAGAAAATAGTCTCATAGTCATTAGTGAAAACGAACTCTTGCCTTTCATCCTTACCGCTTATACACTCTAGGAACAAGAACTTAGGCTCTATCTCAGCCCATTCAAGTTCCGTTATGCCATTGATCTCAATGTCTATCTGATTTGGGTTGACGTTATGACCAATGTCTTCTTCTTTGAGAATGTCAATAGCAATAACATTACTATTGAATACCTCCGAGAACCTTATGCTTGGAGTCCACTCTTCATTGTTAGTGCGGATAGTAAGGCTCTTGTTGTGAGATAGCAGGGTTGCTATGGCTAGTTTGTATCCTTCGCCATACCCACCTATCTGAGATAAGTCATTCTTCTTATCGCCACTACCCAGTAGTAATGATGAACGATCTAAGGACACGCCCTCGTTGGTTATGGTTAATGACTGGGCTTTCTTATCGTATGACATGGAGCCATTGAAGCCTTTGGTGTCAGCGTCTTTAGCATTCTGTATAAACTCTCGTACTCCTTGCCATAATAGCCAGTCAACGTAGTTAGGTGTGATAGTTAGTTCAATGGTACTCATTTGATACTCCTTAGATGGATTGATTATGCTTCTACAACTTCGATTCTGTTACCAACGGCTTCCTTAAGGCCGCGTCTTAGTGTCCAGTCTGCCAACTCTTCCATTAGCATTTCGTTCTCAAAGGACTTAACCTTCTGGGCTATTAGTCCAACAGCCTGTGCTGCCTGTGCAACGGTGCTACCCTGTGGAGTAGTCTCATCTGTAAGCCCCTTCACTACAACGTCCTCGATAATAGAGTCGTTAAGGAATTGGTATCGGCTATTCTTTGCTGCCGCTTCTAGTGTTTGCTTAGTCCACTCAGCGATGTTGCTTACTTGTACGGCCAGTGCATCTTTGTACTGTTGCACTATGCCTACCTGTTCAGCAAGCACTGACTCAATAGCACCATGGAACCAGTAGTCTATACGTGCAAGGTTGCCTACATGTCTGCGTGTTTTCTTTGACTTGACAGTGTTCCTTACCATACCATTCTTACATATGGGTGTGTAAAGGCCACCACCACCTTCAAGTGCTGCCTTACCAGTAGGAGAGTTCTTTAAGTTGAGTGTGTCGATAGGTTCATGAAGTTTGAACTCACTAAGGTCTTGATGCTCATACCCATGAATGGTTTTCTTTGGGCTTGCTAGCCTTAGTCGCATGTAATCATCATACAAGTCCATGCTAACAACAGGTGCATGAGTAAACTCAGTAGCGTTCTTAAGTAAACTGTCTAGCATACGAGAATGACTGTAAGGTGCATAGCAATTCTCACTACCCGAAGCATGTACTGAGCGTATCACTCTACCTACACCTGCTCTCTCTATTGTGCGAACCATGATGTCTCTGTTGTTAGCAAAGGCACAGTGGGTAAACAGTGCGGTAGTAATCTCTTGCCCTACCTTATCAGTAGCCCAATGATGGTTCATGTCTCTAAAGTTTACACCCGGTACATAGGATAGTAAGCCTTGTAATGCTGTCTTAGTGAACGGTAACTTCATATCAGCACCATGCCTACCGATGATAGTACCATACGGTACACCGTCCTCAAAGGTTAAGGCTACTAGCCTTAGTTCTCTGTGAATATCTTTAGCGTTCTGCTTCTGCTCAAAGTCCTTTACCCCCATGGCTAAAGTCTTTAGGTCTAAGGCTTGATGCCTATCGTTACCTCTCTTTAGGGTATATAGTTGAGGCCCTGTTGGTGTTATTTTGTATGATAATATCTTTCTGCTTTGTAGTAGTCTCATATCTCTCCATCAGTGGAAAATTCGTTGGGAAATCCAACGCCAACCCAATACCACATCGAGTCGAGTCGCGAAAAACGTAGGAAAATCCGTCACTTTCGCGACATCACCTCGACGCAGCCCTCTTATACCAAGTAACCTACTTAAATATAGATTAATATTAGTAGGTCAGTATGTGTCCGATAGCCTGGGCTAGCTTGACTACGGGCTGGCTCGATTACGGGCTGGCCGAATCATGATAGCGATGAACAGGTACCAATACTCTGTCGGCTCAAGGTGATGCACCCTGCTAAGCTCAGTAAGGTCTGTCTCAACCTCTGTCTCTTCATCATCTGCTAGCATCTTTACTAAGTCAATAGCATTATTGGCTGCCTCTAATGGTGACTGGCCCTGCCCAACGGACATCCGTATATCCCTTAGCCCACCAAAGGAATGGAATACCCTATCTGCAACCTCACCGATTACATTGGTAGGATGTACCCCAAGCCCTAGTAGTTTAATGGGAGTTACTACTCTACGCATCGTGGCCGTTGGCCAATGCGTCTAATAGTTCTCTTGCTTCAAGTGAAGCAGCCTCATTGCTAAAGATAGCAAGGACTTCGTATGTCCCACCATCTCTTGAGACAGTATACAGGCAGGTCTTCTTCCTCATTGGAACGATGCCAACCCCAACTGTCTTGCCTAGAGACCCTATATACCATCCGTTCATTCGTCTGATTAGTCCTTTTCCTTTAGGCATTGTGCTCACCCCGTAGTTTTGTTAGGAAGTCACACCCTTGTTCTAAGTTCCAGAAGATTGATATCCTTCCGGGCTCTACGGCAGCGGGATCAATAACAACTAAGCAGGCTTCTCCGTGTTGTTGTTCAGGGAACCCTTTGGCTCTAGCAAAATCATCATCTCGCTTATACCCTTTAACCCTAACAGCATGGGTAATCCTGCCATGTCGTTGTTCGGTGGTTAGCTGACCCCACTGATGTATGTGTCCGGCTGTAAGCAGGTGACACCTACCATCTAGGGTTGCTTCTTTGTGTGGGCCATGTGTTGCATGGTACCAACTCCTTCCCTTGAAGTCGTGTCGTAGTACCCAGATAAGGGGCTCAAGGTCTGGTCTGTTACGCCACTTGAGAGTTATTCTAATCTCATCTGGTGCATAGCACATAACTCCACAGTCTTTAGTCAATAACTCCATCGGGTCAATGCCTGGACCATTAGCCCAAGCATCATGGTTACCACCAACAAGTGCTATCCATGTAAGAGACTCAAACATATAGCGAGATAGTCTCCAACCATCAGAGGCAGTGCAATCGCTTCCGGCATACAGCCTAGCAAGCCGGCCAATCCAGTTGTCATGCTGATCACCGACACAGGCAGCAACTACACCCTTTGTCTTACGTGCCAGTTCTATATCATCATTTAGTTTGGGCCAGTTGCAATGCCCTGAATCTACATGCGGGTCACCGAATACCATTATGCCAATGGGTTCAGCTGGCAGTGTAAGTTCTCTGTTGTGTCGCTTTGTCTTTGCGTGGTCTCTCTTAGACGAAGCGATCCTTTCCCTAATCAGATCTTGTATTGGTCTTAGGGGTGGTAGTTCATCTGCTACTATATGTACTGCTCGTGAATCACGATGACCAAACTTGCTTGGGTCTTTGATTACTATACGAAGAAGCTTAGACCTCCATTGAGAACAGTCTAGTGTTTCAATAATCATAGTAGGAGTGATCTCTTGTAGAGCATCTCCATACTTTTCGGTTAGTATATTCAGATCATCCAATATATCTTTCGGTATGATGGGTGATTCGTCTGTTGTCCAACTTGGGTATCTTGAATTTCTTTGCATGTTTACTCCTGTTCAAATTTAGTTAACGGCTTTATTGTATACTCGTCTACATTGTTAGACGGAATTGATCCCCTCTGCACATAGGATCTCGTACCTACCTGAGAAGATATCACGCGAGATGATTACGTTATCTAGCCTCTTACGTCTGATATAACTTACGGCTTCTGCTTTTGTAAAGAACGATATCAATACTTTCATTCCACACCTCTCTCGTCTTTCGTCATTGAATTAAGTAGGTCAATATCCAAACCATTTATATGGCTTCTACTTGTAAACCTCTGAAGGCTTACTCCCCTCTTCCTGTATAGGCTAGCTCTGCTAATAGCAGTAGCCCTATTCATACCTGAGTACTTGATGAACTCGTCTAGGGTTTTAGATGTCTCCCACATATGAACAAAGTCAACAGCATTAACTGATCTGTTCCTTCGCTTTCTGCGCATTGGGCTGAGTGCGTTGCCGCTTCGGTCTCTCATTCTTCACCTCGTGGTTATTCGGCGGGGTTCATTCCCGTCACCATCGAACGTAACCGATCTCCGTTGGTCGTCAAAAACCTCGGTCGAAACCCAATTTTTTCAACTTCACCACGATGCGCCGCCAAGTTCACCAGGATGCCATTGCTATTCCTCTATTGATCTCCTTTGTCTTAGCAGTGCACCGAGTGGCTCGGACTGTATCATACCCGATGCTGTCTGTAGACTTACGTCTAGGTTCTTTGCATGTACCAACGTGTTGGTGTATTGCTTTGTGAAGAGCATGTCGATGCTCCCAATAAACTCCCACCTAGTATATGCTCCATTATTCCACCACTCAGGACACAGCCTGCTTAGTAATGAGACTGCCTGTTGGTACATAGAGAGGGCTATGTCTTCTGTTATGTAAGGAGACTTATGTTCATACAGTGCGGCTCCGGCTATGAGTTGTGCTGCCTGCTTCGCTGGTAGGGCTAGCACTAAGGATACATGTAGTGCATGCTTTATGGTTGGATACCTTGGTGTAAGCAAGTCACTCACTGTCCACCTATGGTTGATTGCTCTAGCATAATCACCGAAGGACTGAGCATACCCAAGTGCTACTCCCTCTTCTACTCTATTAGATACTAGAGTCTTAACCATACTCTTATATCTTAGGTTACCCTCTCGGTTTACTTGTACCTCTACCCTAGGAGACAGCTTATCTACTATCCTTTGGGCAACAGTATCAGCCCATGCCTTTAGAGCATGAGCGTCTGTTGTCTTTGGGGCTACAACATTAAAGTCTAGCTTAGACTTCTTGCCGGATACCTTCCACAACTTACCGTTCAGGCCAAGAAAGACAGAGGGCTCACCAACAGCAGCGCCTAGTAGGTAGGTCTGGGTGCCAAGCATTACTGGGCCGAGGTTTATTACCCTCTTCTTCTTAGGCTTTCCGAACCTATAGAACGACCACCATCCTATCTGAGCCCCGTATTCTTCTGGCCTTATCCTTCCTGTCTTGAACCCAGATGTAGTGGTAAGCTTTTCATGTATACGCTTCTGAACATTACTGACCTTTCTACTCTTCGCCATTAAGCAATCCCCCAAATAGACATGCAGCAGTTAGATTGCTAATGCCATTGAGAACGTCATGTTCGTAGTATGCCCTTGTTAGGACTCTCCTTTCTGCCTCAGTAAGTCCCATATGGTATAGCAGTTTGAGTAGGGTGGCTCTGCCTGGCGGCTTTACACCTAACTCTATGTTCCTCCAAGCAGAAAAACTTATGCCTAACTCACGACCGGTTCGCCGCATCGACCAACCAAAATCTTTTCGACGCTCGCTCAAAAAAATTCCAGCCGCCAAAGTCGCGGTCGAAGCTGGAATATCAGCGACCGACGATATTTTTTTTTCACTTTTCATTTGCGCACCCTCCAAGACCTCGATAACCGGCGGTGAGCGGCTCGTCAAATTCGATGGGGGGTTTGGGGGGCATGTTGCAATAGTAGTTATCTACTAAGATTGCTACTATAGTTTTCTAAAAACATTTCTATAAAATTATATTATCAACTTCATTAAAGGAGTATCAATGGATAAGTTATATCCGGTAGAAGCAGAGAGAGTAGTACTAGGAAGTCTATTATTATCTGAAGGTTCAGACCTACAGTTCATAGAGACTGCATTATCAACTGACGACTTCAGTGCCCCTAATCATTCTAATCTATATGAATGGATTAAACTTAGTTATGCTAAGGGTGAGCCTGTATCTATACATGTACTCGTAGAGAAAGAGGGTACTACTAGATGCACTGAAAGGTACGGTACGCTGGAATACCTGGAGTCATTAGGTGATAAGGCAGTACTACCAGAGAGACTACCAAGGTATGCTAAGGTAGTATCTGATATGTCTAAACTTAGAAGTTTACTAACTTCAGTTGAGTCTATCAAGAGTAAGATACTAACAGATGACGATAGTGTAGAGAGGATTAAAGCATATGCTGAAGCCAGTATATTGGATAGCGGTAATGGTATCTCTGTCGGTGATGTCGAATCTGTTGCTGAGGTTGTAGAGTTAGCGAAAGAAAGCTTTGATCTAATGTTATCTGATGATGGGTATGGTGAGTTTATACCTACTGGTATGCCAGCCTTTGATACCCACTTCATGGGTTGGCCTAGAGGACTACCAACCTACATAGGTGGTAGGTCTAAGATGGGTAAGACAGCGTTTATGCTGGCTTCAGTAGCCAAGGCTGCTGAGGAGGGGATACCCCAAGGTATTGTTTCTATTGAGATGGGTAAGCGGCAACTGGCCTATAGACTTGCAAGTTACTTCTCAGGTGTCTCATTGAGGGAGGCTCTAAGAAACCCAGAGCATAAGAGATTGTTTAGATGGGGTCTTGATGAGGTATCAAGACTGCCCATACAAATAGATGACTCATCTAGGAATGTAGATATTGTATCGTCTACTATACGTCAGATGAAAAGAGTTCATGGTTGTGAGACAGTATGGATTGACTATGCCCAGCTGGTAACAGGTCACGGTAGGGCAAGCGATGAACGGTCTAGGCTAGATGCTATTGCAGATAGCATACGACAAGTAGCAAAGGAAGAGCGTATTGCTGTTGTTGCCCTTGCTCAATTCAATCGCCAACTAGATAATAGAATAACAGACGGCAGGAAGGGGCTGCCTATTACCTCAGACTTTCGTGGCTCGGATAAGTTTCTGCACGATGCCGGACTAGCCTTTGGTATCTATAGACCGTTCTACTACGACCCACCTAGCCGTGGTAAGGGAGAGAGATATACCGACGATGACCTTAGCCAACTGTTTCAACCATTAGAACTTGTTTGCTTAGCAGCAAGGGAGGCAAGCAGAAAGACTGTTGAGCTGGTATATCAGGCTGCTTGGGGTAGGATCTACGACTCACTAGAGCCCCAACCTGAGTGGTGGAAAGGCACTTGGCCTCCTAAGTGGACTTAAGTTCTATGTTAAATTCAGAGAACTCATCTATGTCTATAGAGATATCATCATCGTCATATAAATATATGTCCGGACTGAACCTAGAGCTATGCCACTCACAGCTCAGTGCTATGCACAAAGAGAAGAACATATGTGGGCTTGGGAATCTATCTATGTGCTCACTGAAATATAGATCTAATGCACCCTCTAACATCTCCTCAAAGTCAACATCAAGTTCATCCCTAACTAGGGATAAGGACTTAAGCCCTCGCTCCATCATCCTGATGTGTCTGCGTTCAGAGTATCCAATCTTTACAGGAGTTCTTTCCTTCCACAACCGCAGAAGTATCTGCCCCCTACCCCCAGTATTGCCAGAGTATAGATACCTTTCTGTCCTATTGCCAGGCGAACGGACATCTATGCGACCACTGACGATACTCCGCATTAAACCTCCATAATCATCAATTAAACTTTCCGAGTTTGACATCTACAAGAGGTCAGGTTATCGGATACCACCGGTCGAATTATAACATTAACCAATCCTAACAACGGGAGTCGAGATGAGCAAGAGCAAGTGGCCAACTAAGATAGATGGAAAGAACCTTAACAAGGTGCTTTCTGAATTACGCAGACCGTTCGTAGATGAGGAGGTGTTCTGGAGAGCACAGTCTGTTTCTAAAAACGGAAGCGCAATGCTTCTAGCATATGTAGATAGTCGGGCTGTACAAAACAGACTAGACGATGTGCTGGGTCCACATAACTGGCAGACTAGAATCAAAGTAGACGGGACTAAGAACCTCGCTGGTATTGGTATACTAGTCTCTGGTGAGTGGGTGTGGAAATGGGACGGCGCTGGTGATACAGCAATAGAAGGAAGTAAGGGGGGTATCAGTGACTCAATCAAACGTGCTTGTGTTCTGTGGGGTATGGCTCGCCACCTATACGATCTTCCTACTACTTGGAGTAATGTAGAACAGGGTAAGCCATCTGTTCCTGCCTGCCGCCAAGTTTATATAAACGACTACAAGAAAGGGATTAAGGGATATGCTACTGCACCTTCTATTCGAGAAATCCAGGCTCATCTTCTTAGCCCTGTTGATGCAGTACGTCATATTGAAGACCCAAAGAAGCGACGGATACAAAGATTTGTTGCAGTGGCTAACGCTCTAAACATCCCTAAAGAAGAGATAGCCATGATGTTTGAGGCCGCCTCCTGTAAGCACACAGAGAGCGGAGGCTTCAGTGGTATGGGAGTAGTACATCCATCTAAAGCATCAGATAAGCAACTAAAGATAGCATCACATAGATTGCTTAAATGGTTCGACAACGACGAGGTGCTAGAGAAAGTACTCGAATACAAACGAACAGCACTGCCCGATGAGGGCGCTGGTGTGTCTAGCAAGGAGGTATCTAATGGCGTTCGGTAATCACTATCCAAACAGCGCGTCTGTTACTGGGTTCTTAACTATGGTAGAGGACATGGGGCCAACGTCCTCAAGTGGTAAGAAGTGTGGGTTTACAATCCGTAACCCCAGCCTTTCTAAGCCACACTTTGATACCTACGTACATGGCTATGCCTATGGTGGTAATGCTGCTCATATGCTCAAGGTTCATGGAGACCTTGTGTGTATCGAGGGACGCATTGGTTCTGTTAGAGGAAAGAACATTGTGCTTGTAGATAAGTTTTACAGCCTAGACGAAGAGCATCACTACTCAGAAGAGCCAGAGGGAGAAAGCGATGTCACAATTACTAAGAGACGATAGGTGGATAGATGTTGGTAATGGAATTAGTTTGCCTGATATTGCTGCTATGGTTCGCGATCGTCTTGAGAATCCTATTGGACTCATTTCTAAAGCCGACCCATCGGAACTTGGTAAGATACTTGTTAGGCAATTAGCAGAGGGGGCGAGCCCCAGCACTGGTGGCCTTAGACTTAGTGGCTCTGGTAAATGTCAACGTGCTTTAGCATATGACTATCACCACTATGAGCCCAACGGGTTCAAGGGCGATGCTAGTGCTCCACTAATATTTGCCACCGGTGATATCTTAGAGTTGATTCTGGTCACTGCACTAGAAGAGGCTATCGTTGGTACACCAATCGAGATGTACTATACAGGGACAAAGCAAAAGACAGTATCCCTGTCAGTGCCTATTGCAGAGGGGAGGACAGCAAGAGTGGCCGGTCATCCGGATGGGCTAATGCGTGTTCCTATGTTTAACGAATCCTCTGGTGAGATGGAAACAATAAGCGTTGTTCTTGAGATCAAATCCATGAGTGACTATGGCTTTAAGAAGTTTAGGTCTAAAGGGATTGATCGAGAGGACGGATATAGTTACCAGGCAAATGCTTATCAGCTTGCGTTAACACAAGAAGGGAGGTCTGAGTTTAACTGGACTTATATGCTCTCCTTTGGGAAGAGTGTTACTGCAAAAGATTGTGTCATTCGTGAAGATGGCAGTCACTATAAGCTATGGCCTATAGTTGGTAAGTGGATTCATGGAGACCATGAGTTGAAGCTTGAGATACAAGACAGGTTGAGGGAAGTGATTCTATCGGATAAGCCAGAGGACTTTCCAAGGATACAGAATCCCTCAACAGCAAAGAAGAAAGAGGGGCAGCTTGCTTTCCCGTGTGATTGGTGCTCACACTGGAAGACTTGTTGGCCAAATGCATATGAAAAGCCAGTCGCTAGCGGTTGGTTCCAGCGCACTACTAAAATTAAATTACTTGCAGGAGAATAAGAGATGCTTAATCAATGTACACTAATCGGACGGGTCGCATCGACCCCAGAAGAGCGCAATGCCGGACAGAAAACTGTTCTTAACTTTCGCATGGAAACGTGGGAGACCAACAACGGTACTCAATATAAGACCTATCACACTGTGAACATCTGGTCTGACTGGGTAAAGAAGACAGCCCGTACCTTTACTGAGGGCCAGATGGTCATGGTTATTGGTAAGTATGGCACCAAGAAAGTTGAGAAGAACGGTAGCGTTGCTTACTACAGCAGCATTACTGCTCATACCGCCATCCCAGCAAGGATGGATGGTACTTCGGCAGAGCCTAAAGAAGAATCTTCTAATGGCGGTAGCTATTCCAGTCCGCCAGAGGGCGGTGGCCGTGGCCCGGTTAACACAGTTAATCCATATGTTGCTTCTGCTGATAACGGCGAAGACATCCCGTTCTAATGGCACTAGTTCTTAAGAGTTCAATACCTACAGATGGTACCGTTGCCCCATATAGGTACTGTCCGAATGATCCCGTTATAGTAAAGGCTGCTATTGCAGAGTGTACTCTTGATGGGGTTATAAGGATAGTCTTAGGCGAGCAGGGTGTCGTTGTTGGTATCGTTATTGTTGAGGGTGAAGAGGTAAAACTCTATTCTAATGACATGACTCTTATGCGTGGAACATACTAGGCGATGGCTAGGTACCATGTCTGGACTAAATCCGAGATAAGAAAGAAGGTGTCTGCTACCATAGCAAGACGAAGGTTGAGAGAACTTCGACACTACTATGGTAGCATCGCTGCCATGCAGCACAACATCTTTCAGACTACAGGGTATAGAGCAGACAGGACTAGCTTCTATGGTTGGCTTGCTGGTGTGCGTTGTCCAGATGGGCGCGTCACCAGACTAGGCCCACCGCCACTATATAGCATGACTAAGTGGATGCAGGGTCATGATGGTCTGGTTCCTTCCAACAATAAGGAACCGTTCGTACAAGAGGACTGGTGGACACCGGTTAGCGGGTCAAACTACAAGTTGCAGGAGATACCTGATGAGTGATGAAGTAGTCATAGGGTTAGACTTAGGAACTAAAACAGGATGGTCTGTTCTAGATTACTCCGGCAATAGACTTGCTTCTGGTCATTGGAACTTCCAGCCCAAGAGATTTGAAAGCGGTGGCATGAGATACATTCGGTTTAGGGCTGCACTAAGAGAACTTATTAGGGCCTGGCCCAATAGCGCCGTTGGTTTTGAGGCTGTCCGTAGACACAGGGGGGTGGCTGCTGCACATGTTTACGGTGGTCTTATGGCTACGATGCAGGCACTACTCGACGACAAGGAACATAAGATCCCCTACATGGGGATAGGTGTGGGAACCATTAAGAAGCATGCCACTGGTAGAGGCAATGCGAAGAAAGACATGATGATCGAGTCAGCGATTAGACGCTGGGGTTCAGACACATGGACGACCAAGAGCGACGACGAGGCAGATGCTTTATGGGCAGCCTCCGCATACTTAGAGGAACTTAAATAATAATCCATACAAGGAGATGTAATGAAGCGATTTGATAACAACCTGATAGAGAAGATCCGTAATAGGGCAAGGCTTATGGATATTGTAAGCGACTATACAAGGATAGATTCTAAGAAGAAAGGGAACTGGGCGTACTGTCCTTTTCATAATGAGAAGAATGCTAGCCTGCACTTGGAGCCTAAGCGTGGGGTTTACTACTGTCACGGGTGCCAAGCCAAGGGCGATATCTTTACTATGGTCATGAACCTAAGCGGCCTTTCTTTTGGGGAGGCTGTACGCCATGTTGCCGAGAGATTCAATATACCCATAGATGAGGCGGTAGATGATGAGAGGATACAGGCTCAGTATAAGATGCGCCAAGCGTTGGACATATCAGCGAAGCACTACCAAGATGGTCTCAAGGCCAGCCTCTCTGTAAGATCATACCTTAAGGGGCGAGGTATAACTGAAGAGTCTCAAGAGAAATGGGGGATTGGGTTTGCTCGCAAGGGGGATACTGCCCTAATACAGAAGCTTAAGAACTTTGGCTTAACGATCTATGCCGAGGATGCCGGCATACTTAAGCAAGGTAAGTTTGGTATATACGAAGTGTTTGGTGGGAGGCTTGTCTTCCCTATACGGAACAAGGTCGGGAAGATAGTAACCTTTGCCGGTAGAGATATCAGTGGTGAATCAAGGGCTAAGTATATCAATGGCAAAGAGACCAGCCTATATCAGAAGTCTCAGATACTTTACGGTATGAAGAACGCCATGCCCGGTATAAACGAGAACAACCAGATAGTTATTACTGAGGGTTACTTAGATGTAATCCACATGCATCAAGCCGGGTTTACCGAGACCGTGGCCACTTGCGGTACAGCACTAACAGCCGAGATGGTTCGCAGCTTTAGTCGCTTAACTAAGAAGGCCGTATGCTTCTTCGACGGAGACGAGGCCGGTGAGAGGGCTTCGATGAAGGCCCTTCCTGTCTTGGCTAAGTATGGAGTAGATGCTACTGTCGTTAGTCTACCCGATGGTATGGACCCTGCTGATGGGTGCGCCAAGGACGAGATGCTAGTATGCGATGCCGTCGATGAGGCCAAACCTCTATTAGATGTATGGCTACAGAACCTATCTCGTAGATACTCAAACACTCCGAATGGTAGGCAAGAGGCAGCGATAGAGATTAAGCCTGTTATAAATAGCTATAGGGATGTGGCAAAGGATATTGTTTTAAGGAAAGCAGCCAACGTCATTGGTGTATCTCCGGCTGCACTAAGAAGCCTAGTAGCAGAGGCCCCAAACATAATGCCACAAGAGAAGAAGGCTAAGGTTCCTGACCCCTTGGCTATGTCGGTCGCTAGGCTGTGCATCGTTAATCCATCAGATATTGGTGACGTTAAAAAGAACCTAAAGATTAAATGGATTGATGGGGAAGGAGAGCAGGCCCTCATTAAGCTGCTACTTAAGGGCTCCCCTATACATGAGGTAGCAAGAAAGGTAGAC